CCTCGGCACCACGGTCCCCATCGCCCTGAACAGCCTCGAGATGTCCACCGAAGAGATCCACCACCGGCTCATCGCCCGTACCGCCGGCATCCCGCTCTCCCACCTCACCGACCACCGCATGACCGACGACGACTGGGACCACATCAGCCGCCACCAAGACCAGCTCCGGGCCCTACGCATCAGCATCGACGACCGGGCCGACGCCACCGTCACCGACATCGCAGCCCACGCCCGCACCGCCGCCCGAGCCTCAGGCGACCAGCTGGGCATGGTCATCGTCGACTACCTCCAGCTCATGACCGGAGCCGGCGCCGGGAGCCGCCACGAGAACCGCCAAACAGAAGTCGCCGAAATGTCCAGGCGCCTCAAAGTCCTGGCCAAGATCCAACACGTACCCGTCGTCGCGCTGTCCCAACTCAACCGCGGACCCGAAGGCCGAGCCGACCGCAAACCCACCATGAGCGACCTGCGCGAATCCGGGGCCATCGAACAAGACGCCGACGTCGTGATCCTGCTCCACATGGAAGAAGACGACCCCACCACCCTGCTCATGGCCGTCCACAAGAACCGGTTCGGCCCCACCGGGGTCCTCCAACTCCACCGCGACGGCGCCTACGCGCGCATCACCTCCAGGGCATGGACACCCACCGCCGCACTCGAAAGGACCTCACGATGACCGCCACCGACCCCACCAACATCCCCGGCCCGGACGAACCCCAGGGACCGGCCCCGAGCCCGATGAGCGCTGACCGGATCGAGACGGCGGAGGAGTTGGACGCGCTGCCCGTGGGGAGTGTGGTGCTGGACCCGCACCGCATGGCGTGGCAGAAGCGGCAGGGCCTCGCGGTCGAGTGGTTCGCGGCTGGCGTCATGGGCGGGTTCTCGCGCATGGCTACCCCGGCGACCGTCCTCCACCGCCCGGATCGCCCGTCCGACCTGGGCCCCGAGGAGCACGCGTGACGACCTGCGCAGTCCCAGGATGCGTTGTGCGAGGCAAGCACATCCCCGACCCGACATCAGCACACCCCGAGACCTGCAAGGGATGCCTACCCCGACCAGCGCTCGACGGGCTCGCCGTGTGCAGGTGGCACACGAACCGCTTCGAAGACGCGGTGGCATCCCTGCCCGGGCTCATCGCGCACCTCCACGAGATCGGAAAGCCCTACGCGCAGACCAACCCGCCCGGCGACACCATCGGCAGATCCGACCCCGCGTGGCAGACCGTGCTCCCCGCAGAGTGGCTCACCGCCGACGAGCTCGAGGCCGACCTGTTCGGCTGGGTGAAGGCCACACTCGAGGAGTCACCCCGCCGGCTGAGCTGGCCCGACCGTCGACCCTGGCGCGGTGACCTTGCCGCGTGGATGCTCGACCACCAGCGCGACGCCCTCGCCATGCCGTTCGCCGGGGAGATGGTCACCGTCATCCCCGAGGCTGTGGCGACCGCCCGGCACCGCTGGCCCACCGCGGACGACGTGGAACCCGTCGAAGCTCTGAGCATGACGTGCCCCCGGTGCGGGCTCCGATCCCTGACCAAGACACCCCCACGCTGGTACCGGCAGTCGGCCCGGATCGAGTGCACCGACCCCGACTGTGCACGCGTCTTCACCGAGGACGAGTACGACGGGCTCGTGTCGATCGCACTGCGCGACGGGCGCATGGGCAAGTGGCAGACGGAGGTCCCGGCGTGACGGCACAGTGGATCCGGGTCTGCGACGCGGCAGAGATCACAGGCCTGCGTCCGGCCCTGATCCGGCGCTGGGCGAACAGGAACGTGATCGAGTCGGTCCGTTCCGGGAGGGTGATCTACGTCCACCTCGCCGACGTGCGACGGGCCGAACGCGACCTGAGGGTGAACGGGCCGCGACCCGGCCGCCCGCGTGTCGCGCGTTGACGCAGGTCAGGTGAGGTGGGACGCTGGTGTCAGCAGTACAGGTATGCCCGGACGAGCCCCCGATGTGGGGGCTCTCCGCATGTTCAGACCCCGGCGACCGCGCCAACGGCCCCGGGGCATGACCGACCGGTAGGAGGTCGATGTGGACATCTTCGCACACGGCGACAGGCACGATGCCTGGCTGGAAAGCCAGACATGGGCGACGAAAGTCACCGACCCTCTGCTGCGAGCCATCGGCGCAGTGGTCTACGCGATCCAGACCCGAGACGGACTGATCAAGATCGGGTACACCACAGACCTGGCCCGACGCTGCAAGCAGGTGGGCTACGGGCACGAGTCGATCATCGGCCTCATCCAGGGCGAGCGGTCCGATGAGCAGGCCATCCACGCCAGGCTCGACGGCATGGCTGTGCGCGGGCACGAGTGGTACCCATGGACGCCGCCGGTCCTCGCGGTGGTCAACGAGATGCGTACTCACTGGGGCATGCCGGAGATCACCGAGCCCCGCGCCGCCTGACCCACACACACCCCGCCGCCGCGACGACCGGCCTGAGCCCACGGCGGCGGGCGACTCGCCAGGCGAGGGGGCCGACCATGGCGCGCTCCGACACCCGCGCCCACAAGGCCGCACGGACCGCGTTCTTCGCCGAAGGTGCACGCCTCGACGCCGACCCCGACACCCGACACCTCGCGAACTGCTGGCTCTGCAAGCAGCGCATCGCCTACGACGTCGAGCCCAACACCACACCCGACTCCCACAACCTCGACCACTACCACCCGGTGTCGACCCACCCGGAGCTCCAGCACGACACCACGAACTGGATGCATAGTCACGCCATCTGTAATCAGAGCCGAGGCAACAACGCCCCATCCGTCGGCCTCGGGGAGTCCGTTCCCAGCTGGTGGTGACCCGTTCAAGAAGCCCCGCGACTGCGCTAACAGTCCGGGGCCGCGACCGACGTCAGAAAATCCAGCCTCCCGACCCTGGGGGGCCGACCCCTTCGGGGGTCAAGGCCTCTCCCCCCGGGGTCACCCGATGGCGGGTCATGGGCGCGCGTGCGCGCGAGGGGAGCCGAACGTGGATCACTCGCCGGTTCTTGACGCCCTCGACTCAGCCATTGCTGCGGCGACTCACCTGACCGCTCGTGACGCGGCGGCGGTCGCTGCGGCGCGTGCGCTCGCCAGCAAGATCGACGCCTGGGACGTGATCGTCGACTGGGCTTTCGAGGATGCGGCCGAGGATGGGTCGCGCCCGAGGGTGCCGGCGAACGACAACGTCTCCCTGCCGTCGTTCCTCAAGTACCTCGAGGCGTTGCAGCTGGTCCCGCCGGCGGCGGAGAAGGCCAAGCCGGGGCCGGCGTCGCAGGCGTCAGCCGCCCAGCAGGAGCTGAACGCGATGCGCCAGGGACTGACCGTGGTTCCGGAGGTGGGGTGATCGGCTCGTGTCGGTCATCACCTATGATTCCAGTAGCGGCGGAGGACCCCAGCAGGTGGACGTGCTCGGGTGCAAAAGACAACGCTGCCGAGACTGCAAGGCTCGCCCCTTGGTCCGGCCGTCGTCCTCCGCGCTACCGGTGCCATGACCACGGTCATCACCCACGGGTTCACCACCCCTCGCGTCTTCACCCGGCCGCTGGCGGAGGGTCCCGCTGGGCCGTGCGGGTGTGGCTGCTCGCTGACGCCGGCGACGTCGCGCGGGTTCGAGGCGATCGCGTTCGCGACGAACGTCCTCCTGGTGATGCTGTTTCCGTGGGAGCGGTGGCTGCTGATCCACCTGCTCGAGACCAACCCGGACGGCACGCTCCGGTTCCGCAAGGCGCTGGTGATCGTCGCCCGGCAGAACGGCAAGACGCTGGTAGCCGCGATCCTGGCGGCGTTCTTCTTCTACGTGGACTCGGTGCGTTGGCCGCTGCAGGTCAACCCCCGGAACTTCGTGATCGTCGGCGCGGCACAGAAGCTCGACATCGCGATGAAGCCGTGGACGCAGGTTCGCCAGTGGGGCGGGCCCGACGACCCGAAGATCGGGATCGCGTTCGACCGGGTGCCGCTGTTGCAGGCGGTGACGCGGATGCCGCGGATGGTCAACGGTGAGACGGAGCTCGTCACCAACGAGGGCGCGGTGTACCGGGCGCGCACGTTCGAGGGTGCTCGAGGGTACTCGTCGGCGCGGCTGATCCTGGACGAGCTGCGCCAGCAGTTCGACTACGAGGGTTGGGCGGCGATCGAGAAGTCGGCGACGGCGATGTTCGACTCGATGCTGCTGGCCTTCTCGAACGCTGGCACGTACCGGTCGGTGGTCCTCAAGGACGTGCTATCCATCGCGCACGAGTCGGTCGACGACCCGGACGCGGAGTGGTTCGTCGCCGAGTGGTCGGCGAAGCCCGCCGCGACGCTCGACGACCCGGCGGCGTTCGCGCAGGCGAACCCATCGGCCGGCTACCTGCCGGGCATGACGATCGCGGGCCTGATGCGGACGGCTCGGAACGCGAAGAACAAGAGCCTGGAGCGCATCGAGGTCCTGTGCCAGTGGGTGACGCAGAACGTGGAGCCGCACATCGAGCCGACGGACTGGAAGGCGTTGCAGGTCGCGCCGTCTGACCTCCACATCCCGGCAGGCGAGCGGACGGTGTGGTCGGTAGACACGTCGCACGACCGGTCCACGACGTGGGTGGCGGCGGCCGTGAAGACCGCGGACGGGCGCCCGTTCGCGACGGTGCGCACGAAGCGTGCGGGGATCGTGTGGGCGGTGGAGTACCTGCGCGAGCTGGCGGAGTCGTCAGGTCACCGCGAGGTGGCGGTGCAGGCGCAGGGGTGTCCGTCGGTCGAGCTGATCCCGCTGCTCAAGGCACTCACAGGCGACGACGGCAAGCCGCTGCTGACGGTCCATGAGATGGATCGCCCGACGTGTGCGATCGCGACGGGCCAGATCCACGACCACGTGATGCGTGACCGGACCCTGGTCCTGACCGAGCAGCCGGACGTCGACCTCGCGATCGAGGGTGGCCTGGCGACGCGGTACGCGGAGAACCGTTTGTGGTCGCGTGAGGCGTCCAAGCCGGTGGACATCGCCGGCGTGTGCGCGCAGACGTGGGCGCTGTACGCCCTGGAGAACCTCAAGCCGGAGCCGAAGAAGGCGAGCCGGCCGGCCGCACGAGCCGCGGTCCTCGAGCCAGCGAGCGTCAGCACAGACGAAGAGAACCTCCTCCACGCCTCGTTCTAGGAAGGGAGCACGCATGGCTGAGACCGGCTACCAGCGCGAGACCCTCCCTGGCTGGGGGTCGCTGGCCGAGGACTCGCACGAGACGAACCCTGCCCTGGTGTGGCCGAAGTCGATCGACGTGTTCGACAAGATGCGCCGCGAGGACTCCCAGGTGGGGTCGGTGCTGCGTGCGGTGACGTTCCCGATCCGCCGCACCACGTGGATGATCGACCCCGCCGGCGCCCGTGACGAGGTCGTGAACAACATCGCTGACTCGTTCGGGCTGCCCGTGAAGGGCCGCGAGCGCACGGCACCGGTCCGCACGCGCGACCGCTTCGACTTCGACGAGCACCTGCGGCTCGCCCTGCTCGAGCTTGTCTTCGGGCACAGCGTGTTCGAGCAGGTCTACCGCCCCGGCGACGACGGCCTCATGAGGCTACGGAAGCTGGCCTGGCGCCCGCCGCGCACGATCTCGAAGTGGGACGTGGCGGCGGATGGCGGACTGGTCGCAGTCGAGCAGTGGGGCACGGCTGGGCGCACAGTGCGCATCCCGGTGGACAAGCTGGTGGTGTACGTCAACGAGCGTGAGGGTGCGAACTGGCAGGGCACCTCCCTACTGCGGACGGCCTACAAGAACTGGCTGCTCAAGGACCGCACGCTGCGGGCCCAGGCGGTGGGCATCGAGCGCAACAGCCTGGGCATCCCGGTGTACGAGGGCGCCGCGATCCCCGAGGGGTTCTCCGAGGCGGAGGCGCTTGCATGGGTTGAGGCGCAGAAGACCGACGGCCTGGCCCTGGCGAAGGCGACCCGCTCCGGACAGGACGCTGGAGCGGCGATCCCGTTCGGGGCGAAGTTCACCCTGATGGGCGTCAACGGAAACCGGGCCGACACCGACAAGCCGATTCGCTACCACGACGAGCAGATCGCGCGCGCGGTCCTGGCGCACTTCCTGAACCTCGGCAGCGAGACCGGGTCGTGGGCGCTGGGGTCGACGTTCGCCGAGTTCTTCGTGGGCAGCCTCAACGCGGTCGCGCTGCACATCGCGAACACGGCCCAGGCACACGTCGTCGAGGACCTGGTGGACGCGAACTTCGGCCCCGATGAGCCAGCGCCGCGGCTGGTGCCGGCGACGATCGGTGAGGAGCAGCCTGCCACGGCGGAGGCGATCAAGTCGCTGATCGAGTGCGGCGCGGTCGAGCCGGACGACCAGCTCGAGGCGTACATGCGCCAGCGCTACAAGCTGCCCGTCAAGGACGTCGAGACCACCCGCCGCATCGCGGAGGGTGCCGCGGCGGACGCGGGCGAGATGACCGACGCCGAGAGGGCGCGGTTCGCGGCCGAGACCATCCAGAAGATCTACCTCGGCGTGGGCGTCGTGCTCTCCGCCGAGGAGGCGCGCGAGATCGTGCGGCGCTCCAGGGCGGACCTGGGCCCCACCACCCCTGAGGAGGCGGCATGAAGCAGGCCAAGCAGACGAACCGGTTCTGGGGTGAGCGCCCCCTGCCGAAGACGAAGGCCGAGTTCTTCGACGCGGTCACCACCCCGGCGCCCACCGGGACAGGCACGGTCGCGACGATCCGGCTATACGGCCCCGTCGACAGTTGGGGGGGCTACTGGGGCATCTCCACCAAGGACGTCGGGCAGGTGCTCGACGCCCTGCCCGACTCGGTGACGCAGATCATCCTGCGGATCAACTCCCCGGGTGGCGAGGCGTTCGAGGCCATCGCGATTCTCAACATGTTCCGCGCCCACAAGGCCACGGTCACCGCGGTCGTCGATGGCCTGGCGGCGTCGGCTGCGTCGATCATCGCCGCAGGGTGCGACGAGACGGTGATGTCCCCCGGCACGCAGATGATGATCCACTCGCCGTCGTCGATCGTCTGGGGCAACGCGGCCGAGATGCGCAAGGCGGCGGACACGCTCGACGGCATCGAGGCTTCGATCGTCGAGGTCTACATCGGGAAGGCCGGCGAGCAGGACTGGGCCGCGCTGCTCGCCGAGGAGACGTGGCTGACCGCTCAGGAGTCCGTGGAGCTCGGTCTCGCCGACCGGGTGGCCGTGATCCCCGACGCGGGCGAGGCCGAGACGGTCGGCGAAGAGGAGCCGGTGATCGTGGTCGTGCCACTCGAGGGCGACGACACCGAGGACTCGTACATCACCCAGATCGCGGCGTTCGCCCGCGACCCCAAGACCCCGGTCTCGCCTGAGCCCGGTAACCAGGAAGAGGAGGACATCGTGTCCTACAACACCCTCAAGGCTGGTCTTCGCGAGCGGCTCGGGATGACCGACGCCGAGGTGTCCGACGAGGCCGCACTGGCCGCGCTGGACGAGGCTCTCGCGGAGCGAGCCGAGCCCGAGGCGGCCACGGTCGCCACCCTCCCGGACGGCGCGCTCGTCGTCGACAAGGCCGTCCACGAGCAGCTCGTTGCGGACGCCGCCAAGGGCCGCCAGGCGATGGAGACCATCGACACCCAGCGGCGCGACGGCATCATCACCGCCGCGCTGGGCGACGGCCGGATCGCCCCGGCCGGCAAGCAGTCGTGGCGCGACGCGCTCGACGAGAACGAGGAGCGCACGAAGGCGCTGCTCGAGTCCATGCCGAAGAACACCGTCCCCGTGACCGAGCTCGGCCACGGGGACGACACCAAGTCCACCGGGGACCAGCTCGCCGCGAAGGCTGGCTGGACCGACACCGAGAAGGGTGCCTGACATGGCCGACTTCCTACCCAAGTTCAAGCCCGGCCAGGCGGTGACGTTCAGCGCATCCGCGGCCGTGACGGGTGGCCAGCTGGTCGTCGTGACCGGCGACCGGACCGTGGGCCCGGCGGGTGCTGACGCACTCGCGATCGGGACCGCCGGGTTCGACGCCGCGATTGGGGAGGACGTCACCGTCTTCCTTCGCGGCAACGGCGTGCACTCGCTCATCGCCGCCGGCGCGATCGCCGCCGGCGCACAGGTCATCTCCGCCACCGGCGGGGAGGTCGCCACCATCGGTGCCGGCTCGAACCCGATCGGCATCGCGCTCATCGCCGCTGCCGCCGACCAGGACGTCATCGACGTCCTCATCTTCTGAGAGGGGTAGCGACATGGCGTCGTACACGTACCCGGTGCAGCACCCCGAGGGGACGCTCACCACGGCCGAGCTGCACCTGCTGCTCTCCAACCCGACCGTCATCGCCAAGCGCCTGCACGACCTGACGGCGATGAAGTTCATCGCGGACTTCCTGCTCTCGGGTCGCTTCAACGCGGCCGGCGGCGGGATCTTCTACGAGACCGGCGAGGAGGCGTTCGCGTCGGACGACCCCGAGTCGGTGTCGCCGCTCGGGGAGTACCCGAAGGTCGTCCTCGAGACGGGCGAGGTCGTCTCGGCCCGCACGGTCAAGTGGGGCCTGGACGCGGTCATCTCGGACGAGAAGATCGCCCGCCAGGGCCTGTCCTACGTCAACCGCGGCCTGGCCCGCCTGGGCAACACGATCGTGCGTCACGTGGACTCGGTGGCGATGGCCGTCATCGCGTCGCGCGTGACCTCGACGTTCGCCTCCCCGGCGACCTGGACGACCGCGGGCAACGCGGTGGAGGCGGTCCTGTCGATCCAGCAGACCCGCGCCGAGCTCGGCCTGGGCATCGAGCTGGACACGGTCGTCCTGAACGGGGCGGACTACGCGGCCATCATCGGGATGCTGATCGACGACAAGGCGCTGCCCCGTGAGTCGGGTGCCACGGCCGTCAACGGCAACATCCCGGTGGACGCGCTCGGCCTGACGTGGGCGACCACGCCGCACTTCAGCGGAGCGAACCCGCTGCTGGTGGACCGGGAGCAGCTCGGCGGCATGGCCGACGAGAGCCTCGGCGGCCCGGGCTACGTCGGTGCCGGTGGTGTGGGCATCGAGTCGAAGTCCATCCGCAACGAGAACGACGACAGCTACACGCTGCGCGGTCGTCGCGTGACGGTCCCGGTGGTCACCGAGCCCCTCGCCGGCGTCGCCATCACGGGCACGGGCCTGTGATGGGCGCCGAGCAGACCGCGGCGAAGGGCGCCGCGGACGAGGCTGCCGAGGCCAAGGCGGCGGCGGAGCACGAGGCCGAGGAGGCCAAGGCGGCCGAGGAGAAGGCCGCGGCAGAGAAGGCCGCTGCCGAGGCCAAGGGCGCCAAGCCCGAGCCGAAGACCAGGGCTGCCGCAACGCCGAAGGGGCACAGGGTCACCGGCGCCGCGGTCGTCCTGCGCACCAAGGACAAGTCCGAGCGGTACCTGTACCGCGGGGCCGTCGTCCCCGATGGTGTCTACGCCGAGGACAGCATCAAGCACGCCATCTCGGTCGGTCTGATCGAGAAGGCCAAGTAGTCGAAGGGGGCGGTGGAGATGATCGGACCGAGCGACCTGCCCGGCCTGGACGAGGCCGTGGCGCGGCGTCTGATCGCCACGGCTCGCTCCATCGCCCCCTGTCTCGACACCCTGGTCGACGAGCCCAGGGAGGACGCGATCGCCATCCTGCTGGGCGTCGCAGCCGAGCTCCCGGCCCCGGGTACGGGGCGCATGAAGTCCCAGTCCCGCAACGGCACATCCGTGGCGTGGTCGGACTTCTCGACGGCGTTCACGGCCGACTACCGGTCGGCGCTGCGTGCCCTGTGCAGCGCGATCGGGGCGACAGGTGCGCCGGTCGGCTCGTTCCCGGAGTCCGCGATGGCGTGCGACATCTGGCCGGCCGAGGTCTACCCGTGACCTGGGGCGCGTTCTGGTACCCACACCAGATCAGCATCCGCGACCTGACGGGCAAGGGTGGCATGGGCAGCACCTACGGGGCGCCGCGCACCCTGTCCGCCGAGGTTCTGGACGAGCAGACGCTCGTGCGGGACGCGGACGGTCGTGAGGTCGTCTCATCCACCCGGGTCACGCTGCCCCTGCCGGAGCACGTGCCGCTCGGGTCGCTGGTCACGGTGTGGCCAGGCGAGCCCCACGAGCGCGAGGCCGAAGTCCTGGCCGCGGCCGTGAACCCGAACGACCCACCGCTCGACGCCTACCTGGTGCTCAGGCTCAGGTAGGGACGCTCAGGACGTGGTCGGATAGCGAGCCAGCATCGCTCGCTGCGCGGCCTCACGGTTCGCAGCGGCCCGCTTCGCCGCCATCACGAGCAGCACGATCGACGTCCCGATGGCAGCGAGCCCGAGCCACGGGGCGAGCGCGCCGATCACGGTCAGCAGGTCGCCCGTCGCGCTGTCGTCCGTGGCGCCGCCGAACGTGAACAGTGGTAACACGATCACGAGCAGCAGCACCCCGACAGGCAGCAACGACCAGCCCCACGCACGCAGGGCCCCAGTCGGTCGGATCTCGTCCATGCGCCCACGGTAGCGCCACCCATCTACGCAACGGGAGGGATCGGCCCATGGTCACGCAGCACAACGCGATCCTGACCGAGATCGAGAAGGCCGCCCGCGAGGCCCTGCGCGACACAGCCAGGGCAGTCCTCAAGCGCGCGAAGGAGTTGGCCCCGAAGGACGAGGGGGACCTGCGCCGCGCGGGCAGGGTGTCCGTGAACGACGTGGACATCCGCGTGGTGTTCCGCGCCCCGCACGCCTGGCTCCAGCACGAGCGCCTCGACTACAAGCACCCGGCGGGCGGCGGACCGAAGTACCTCGAGCGCGCCGTCGACGAGCTGGGCGTGGAGGCGGACATCCTCTCCGGCATCAAGGCGAGGTTGCGGTGATGGATGACGCGGCCGTGACGGTGGCGCTGTGCGAGATGCTCGGCGAGGTCCCGGGCTGGCACTGGTCGACCACCGTCGTCCCTCCTGCCGGGATGGTGGGCATCTTCTACGGGGACATCCCCGACGCCCCCGATCGTGCGATCGGCGTGCGCGTATACGGCGGCACCGACGACCCGCTGGTCTACCAGCCGTCGCGCTCCGTGCAGCTCCGCATCCGGGGTGCGCGGGGTGACAAGGACGACGCGGACCGGATCGCAGGGATCGCGTTCGTGCTGCTGCAGGGCCGGTCCCGCATCAAGGGCCTGTCGTGGCTGCAACGCAACACGTTCGGGCCCCTGGGTGCCGACACGAACGGCCGCGAGGAGCGGTCGGAGAACTACGAGATCCACGTGGACAACCCGGAGGTGGGCACATGAAGTCGACCGCTGACCGCTACCGCGAGGCGGGGATGCCACCGCCCAGAGACGACGAGATGTTCATCCCGCTCGGGTCGACGCGGGCCGATGCGATCCTGCACGAGGTTCTCGTGGCGGACGCCCGTCGTCTGCTGCGGAAGACGCACAAGCGCACCGTCGTGAACACCCCGCTTCCCGAGCGGGTGCACGACCCGGCCGACCCGACCAACCTGCCGGAGATCGACCCGGCTGCCTACGGCCCCAACTCAGTGCCGCTGGACACCCCTGACACAGACACCACCGAGGAGACATCATGAGCGCAGTCACCCTGCCCGCCGGCACCGCACTGGGCCGGTCCTTCGAGTACGGGCTGGACATCAACCTGGGCACCACCGCGGTGCCCTCCTACCAGCCGATCCGCCGAATCAGCGCGTGGGCTCCGAGCTACCCGCCGGTGGCGCAGGACCAGGCCACCTACGACGACCTCGGCACCGCCAACGAGGCGGTCATCGCACGGTCGTTCGCGACGTCGTTCACCGTGCAGGGCAACCGGTCGCTGACCACGGGCCTGTACCTGCCCGAGGTGGAGGCGCTCCTGGCCGCCGCGAAGGCCACCCTGGACGCCGCCGTCGTGGACATCCGCTTCTACCACAAGCCGGAGGTCGGTACCCCGAACCCGGGCGACGCGGGTCAGGCGTTCTGCCGGGTCGACTTCACCCGACAGAACACGGGCAACGCCGAGGCCGAGGTGTACGCCGCGACCCTGACCGGCCAGGGCCCGTTCACCGCGATCACCAACCCGTTCGCCGGGTGGGACGTCACCGCCCCGGTCCTGGCGTCGGTCACCCCGGAGGGTGCGGCTGTCAGCGAGCTGGTCACCCTCACCGGTACCGGCTTCCTGGGTGCGACGTCGGTCACGTTCGACGCCGTGGCGGCCACCGACTTCGTGGTGGCGAACGCCTCGACGATCATCGCGTCCATGCCTGCCGGTACCGCCGGCGAGGTCGACGTGATCGTGACCACCCCGGGCGGCGCGTCCAACACCCTCCCCTACACCCGCGGCGCGTGACCCCATGACCGCTGTCGACTTCGGCGAGTGGGCTGCGGCCGACGGTCTCCCGCTGACGCTCGGGGGGCGCACCTACACGGTGAGCCCCCCGAGCGTGCGGGCCATGCGGCAGGTACTCGCCGCAGCCGTGCGCGCCGAGGTCAACCTGGGCCTGGTCAAGGGCGAGATCCCGGCCGAGATGCAGGCCGTGCTCGACGACATCAAGCCCGGCGAGCACCCCGGTCTCGGCCCGGTCTACGACCAGCTCGACGCGGACGGGGTTCCGCAGGTCGTGGTGGATCGCATGACCTACTACGCGATCTTCTACTGGGCGCGCGGCAAGGCCTACGCCGACTCCCTGGCGACCATCCTGTGGACGCCGCGCGAAGAGGGGGCCGGTGAGGTCGCCGCCCCAAAAGGCTAGTCACCGCGCAGGACTGGGCACCCTACGGCATCGGTGAGCCTGACCCGGACGGATGGTACCCGGACTATCGGCCCGTCCCTGAGCACCTCCGCCCCGAGACGACCGCCTCCCCAGCGAAGGCCCCCGAGATCGACCGGTCGCTCCTAGGGATCGTCACGCACTGGCGGGTCGTCGTGGCTGACCTGGCGCAGTTCTTCGGCGTCGACCTGTACGACCCTGCGGTGCTGGACCGCCCGTGGCCGGGCATCCGGACCATGGTCTTCGCCCTGCTCGACATGCCCGAGTCCCGCCTGCGCAGGGCGCTCACGATCCGGAGGTGATCATCCGTGGCTAAGGAGATCATCACCTCCTTGGAGGTCCTGTTCACCGCGAACACGCAGCAGGTGGACAAGGCCGCCAAGGCCGTGCAGGACAAGGCGCAGAAGATCGAGCGCAACCCTGCCAAGCAGAAGGTCGACGGCGACGCCAAGGGCGCTCTCGCTGCGATGGACCGGGTGGAGGCCGAGGCCAAGAAGATCGTGTCGGCCAAAACCGTCGCGACGGTCGACGCCAACATCAAGCAGGCCGAGACGAGCCTGACCAAGGTCAAGGACCGCCTGGACTACCTGCACTCCATCGAGGCCACGATGGAGGTCACGGCCGACATCAAGAAGGCGGAGTCTGCGCTCAAGCAGATCACCCGCCGCCGTGACGGGCTGGTCTCCGCACGGGAGTCGATGGTCATCGACGCCGACACGGGACCGGCCGAGCGGAAGTTGCACTACTTCGAAGAGGAAGCCGGGGCCGCGGGCGCGAAGGCCGGCGACGACGCGGGCGAGGGTCTGTCGTCGGGCATCATCGCCGCCCTGGTGACGATCCCGTTCGCGGGAGCTGTCATCGGCGTCGGTGCGGCGATAGGCAAGTCGCTGCTCGATGGGCTCCAGGTCGAGGTCCGCTCCGACCGGCTCATGGCGACGACCGGCCTGGATGCGACCACGGTCGGGAGGCTGGCGCGCGCCGCTGGTGAGGCTTACGCCTCCAACTGGGGCGAGTCGCTCGAGGCCAACATGGACACCGCGCGCATCGCGATCCAGCAGGGCCTGCTCGACCCCAAGCGCACCGCGCGGGACTCCGAAACGATCATCGCGTCCCTGTCGGGCATCGCGGACATGATGGGCGGAGACATCTCGCGCACCTCCCAGGCTGCCGCGACCCTGATCCGGTCGGGCCTGGCGAAGGACGCCGCGGGGGCGTTCGACATCATCGTCAAGGGCATGCAGGTTGGCAACGACAAGGCGGAGGACTGGCTCGACACCCTCATCGAGTACCCGGTGGTGCTGGAGAAGCTGGGCCTGACCGGTGCCGAGATGACGGGCCTGATCGCCCAGGGTCTTGAGGCTGGCGCACGCAACGCCGACGTCGGCGCGGACGCCCTCAAGGAGTTCCAGATCCGGGCGACCGACGCGTCCACCGCATCGACGGACGCCTACCGGCTCATCGGTCTGAACGCCGAGGAGATGACGGCGAAGATCGCGGCCGGCGGCGAGGGCGCACGCGAGGGCCTGGACCAGGTGCTCGACGGTCTCCGCGCCATGGAGGACCCGGTCGCCCGCAACGCCGCCGCGGTCGGCCTGTTCGGCACCAAGGCCGAGGACATGGGCGACGCCCTGCTGGCGATGGACCTGTCCACGGCCGTCTCCGAGCTCGGCGAGTTCGAGGGTGCGGCCGCCCGGGCGCTCGGTGTGCTGACGGACAACGCTGCCGGCGACATCGCCTCGGCGCAGCGCAACATCGAAGTGGCAGCGGACGGGATCAAGGGTGCGCTCGCGGGTGCGTTCAACCCGCAGATCGAGGACTTCGCGACCTACGTGGCGTCCAACCGTGAGCAGATCATGAAGTTCCTCCTGGAGATCGCCAACGGCGGGCTCGACGCCGGGCGCGGGTTCGTCAACGGTCTGGCGTCGGCGACCGAGGGTGTCGGGGAGTTCATCGCCGGGCCGATCGCCTTCATGGTGGACGCGGTGGCTGACGTCGCCGTGGCGATCGACCGTGCGACCCCGGGCGACCAGCACTCCCGGGCGTTCCGTGAGTGGGCGGACGGCGCTGTCGAGGGCATGCGTGGCATCGAGACGGCCACCAAGATCACGGCCGAGCAGATGCGCACCGAGCTCATCGAGAACGGGATCGACCCGGCGCAGGAGAAGCTCAACGACATCGCCATCCCGCTCATCGCAGAGGCCGCGCTGCACGATACGACGGTGCGCCTGGCGGCCGACATCGACGGCATGGGCGTCGCGGCGGACCAGTCGA